GGCCATCAGACTTTCACTGATTGAAACCGGCGACAGAAATCAAGAAAAACACGCCAAGCTCCTGAGTCGGAAAGGGAAGAACTCCGAGAAACCCTTTTTGCAAACTTCAGTTTATTTTATATCAAAACAAACAAAACAAACACACAAAAATAAACACACTAGTTATAAATGTACAACTCTGCATCAGGCCGCAGAGAGAAGCCATAAACCCCACGTTAAGGTCCGGTGGGCATCACCTAAAATTTCCTCTACAGGAAATTACATATCTGGTTGCATAACAACATCTCCGCCACTTTGAGATTCTGAACGTGGCATCTAACCTCCATTCTGGAGATTGATCCTCTGCTGTAAGCAATGCAAATAGCAACCAGATACGCCATAGACTTATCAGTAGCAACAACAGTTGAGAAGTGGGCGACGCGCTTTATTACTTGAGCCATCTTCTCGCTATCACGCACAAAACTAATATACGTCTGCTGTTGCTTAGTGCGCCAGCCTCCCGGAATGTAAGTCGGGATCACCATAAGGTGATCATCACTTCTACCTCGAAACTCTATTCCGGAGAAGCAAGCAACTCCACCAACGCTACGAGCCTCGGCTAATCCAATATTTAAAATACCTGACATAGTACCGAGGCCTTCGAAAGAAGGCGAGCGGATCTTTGTATTTCCTCGCTGGGACATATACCACGCTCGCACAGATTCCATGGTGGGCAGAGGTCTACTGAGAGCTACGCCGCTCTTGCGCATGGCTTCTATAATTTTCCCCTCTAGAAAGGAAAAATACTCCTTACCATGAAAGAAAGCCTCACATAGAGCAGTAGCTATATTAAGCTCGAGGGCAGCAATCTCATCCTGCCCGCCTCTGACATAGAACAATCTCTCCTCAATAGAGATTTTCTTCAGAGGACAAAGAATTGCAGTGGATCCAGAGTCTGCAACAAATTGCCTCTTCAAAAAATCCACCTCTTCAAGGGGGATAAAAGGTTTTATAGTACCCGTTTTGGCGCCATCACCTAATTTAACCCCAATCCTCCCTAGGAAATTAGAGATTGTCGTGAGATTGTATACGGAAGCCACTGGAGTGGCCACTGAGACGAAGTTGTCATCACCATAAAGCGATATCTCAGTGGCTTCATGAAAAGCATAGAGGGTAGCTTGGTTAGCATACCCGGCTTCCTTCAATAACCCGATCCAACTCCACTTAAGATAAAATTCGTTGACAACCGAATTTATCATAACTGTTGGAGCGAAGCCGGAGGGGGTTCCACCATGAATCTCATAAAGAACACCATCAGATATAAGATACCTGTTCAAAACAAATCTGATGATATTTCTTCTCGTGCGTTGGTTAACCTCCCCGTCGTCAGCTAATTCATTTATTTTATCGATTATAGCATAGACGAGAACGCGGGGGGTTGAAGTATCAAAACCAGAATAGTCACCGGTAAAGTGGTTGGCTAATCTGGTATGTCTACCCAGCAGTCTATCCCAACTCTCAGAATAAACATTAATTCCGACTTTACTGGGCAGCTCATCGTGTGCAACCATCAATAGTTGCATCCAGAACATGAGATATCTCCGAATAATGATATTAATTTGAAACGGGAGTATCTCAAAAATTCGGGTTTTCGGTTGAACCCGAACCTTCTTCGGGGCTGTCTTCTCATCCTTAGCACATGCAGTGTTAATGCAAGTGAGACAAACCTCCTCCTTCTGGAGTTCCCGCTCGAGAACTTCTAGTTCTTCCATCAGCGCGGGAGTAGGAACTCGCACATTCTCCCCCTTAAGATCAAAAAATCTTTTCTTTCCTTTTTCCCCAAAATTTCTCTGAATAGAGTCAGGGTAACCTTCGGACGTCGAGAGGGGGAGCCGCTCACAATATGGAATAGCTGCATCTCCATTAATAGCCACTTCCCAAGTAAGGACAGTGGGACATTGTGGTTTCCCAACAGCTTTCCAAGAAGACCCTATGTTTGCCACAACGAGACTAGCATCTGATCCGACGGATAAATCTATCGGGCCAACTTCTTGCACAAATTTCTCGCCAATTGTGGCATAGGGATCATAAGGGAAAGGCGAGCGATCATCTATCTTTCCCAATATTGTGGGCTCAGTCTCTGGTTTCCTCCACAAATTATCGTGAATGATAGAAGGAACTATTGAAGTTTTACGCAGAGCCCGCGGATATTGACCTACAACATAACCTAATCTGGTCGTCATTGGCGTGAGTTCTTTACGACATTCACTGATAGGTATTGAAAACCTATCAAGAATAGCCGCATCAAGCTCAGCACCTCTTTGAACAGCATTGAGGTTATCCGCTCTTAAAAATTCGTGCGGGATGTCAGCATACAGAGCCTTGGTGACTCCAGCTCTATTCTTCCCTTCTCCCGCACACATTCCTATGACGCGCCAGTGCCCAGCCAGATTGGCACACAATAGGCGCCCACAGTGCCCATTTAGGGCTGGTCCGTCGGCATAGATAAAACGCTGAGTTTGCCTGACGGGTTCACAGCCACTAGAACGAGAGAGCTCGCTTGCAAATATATCTATGATCTGCGAACTCTTCTCGCAATCCACCTTGCGCATAATGTCAGCAACAGCGGGGTTCTTGTTAGGCACCACCCAACATTTCATGGCGGTGCCATTGTCATAAAAGTCCTCGCTGAATTGCGCACGAGCGTTTAAAGAGAAGCCCTTATTTTTGGGCAAATCAACGCGTACAAGTTCGTGCACCTTGTCAACCAAGTTAGGTTGATCATATCGCTTGTACATTATGGCTCCCGGAATCAGAACAAAACTATAAATAGAGTTATTGACAATCAAGCTCATGTTCTGATTGGGATCAAAAGCTTCTATCTCATGGGTGGTACATAAGACAGAGTGTGATGTTATAGGAAGAGCTGAACACATGACTGGCTCACCTTTGCGGCCAGTTCCCATCAAAACAACCTGGCTCTTCCTCAGGGCTTCCAAAGCTTCTGGTATTTCAGCTCCAGCCCATATAGCCTTTCCACGACCCTTTGTAACAATTACGTCAGGATTATCTCGTTCTTCACGAGGGTCGTCAGGCGAATCTCCCCGCAGCACTGCTCCAATTCCACCACTGAATAGAGCTAGTGATGCTGCTGCAGGGCCTTTACGGAAGATACCGATGATGCCGCTTATTGCTCTACAAAGAGCATATCCCACTCCACCAGCAACTAAGAGGAGCGAAATGCACTTAAACCAAGCTGGCGCTGCTTTCCAGGCATCAACGGGCACAGTTAGGAGGGATTTGAATTTACTCAGAAGAGAGTGGCTTTTAATCTCATCCTCCCTACGTGTCTTCAGGCACGAGCAGATCAATCTACGCGTAACTGGGCTCATCGCGCTAAAATGTCGTTGCCCAGTTGCATTCACCTCGGGATCTGCATGGTAAATACCTTCACCCATCGCGGAAAAATTTTTAATAATGAAATCACAATCCGCATAATCGATGGACTCCAGTATCACGCGCGCGCGCAATATGTCATAGCGAGTCTTATAATTCCCAAGTTGGGTCAATTGATCGTCCTCGCTAACAGGTTCGCCATTGAAGTACACCGCCTCGAATTTGGCCTCGGACCCCACCAAAGTCCACCAATTATCACATCCCTCATAATTGCTCGAGGACGGTGCTCGTGCTACGCTGCCTTCTAATTGTCCTTCAAGCACTTTAAAGGCTTGATATCGCTCGAAATACAGCTGTAGCAACTGATCATAGGTAAGCTTTTGATTTATCAATACTCGCTTACCCTGATCATTAAGTTGGTAGGCAGGCTCTCCATTGGAGTCCCGATTGTCCATTTCACTGAACTCGAGATTGTCCACTCCTCTGGGGCCTGGTTCCACTCCTGGCTTCCGGGCGACATGTATATAGAGATGTCGGCGTCGTCTGAAAGCCATTTCGTCGGCGAGCGGGGCATCTTCGCTTTCGCAATACCTGTTGGTGCAGGCAAAAACGAACTTGGATCTGAAAGTTCGCCCCTTCTCTTCAGCTATAGCCATAGGAACTGTGACTACAGCATTGGTGACAATTCTGATAAGTTCAGCTTCATCATATGTCATGTCACCCTGCGGTATTTGCGCGAAATCATCATATATCACTGCCGTATGACGCAAATAACCGGACCAGAATTTTTCCCCAGGATTTCTGGGGTAGAAACGTGCGGTCTTGGGATATCCCAATTTATCAAGGACTTCCTCCCTGAACTTTTTCATCGCAGTGGATTTCCCAACACCAGAGTCTCCTGCAAAGAAGAGCACGAAAGGACATTCAGAAGAAACAGACACGTCAACTGCTAATTGCAATTGCGTGTGATCCTCCTTCAATTCCCTAAGCGCTAGCTTAATTCGCTCACGCAAGAGAAAGCTCAACGAAACGGTCGAATTAGATAACAAGTCACTAATAGTATCGCCCGTTTCAATAAGCTGACGTGCTCTCAATAAAAGATCTGGAATACAAATTTGAGAGGAATGCACGTCAGAGTGAAAAGCTGCAACTTTTTCCAACCATCCGCAAGTGTTAATGCCGGAGGAGAGTAGGATGGTTTGCATAGCCTGGCTCTCAGATGATTTGAATAAACCAACTTTCGAAAGAAGCCAGACGGACAAAGATTCGCACACAGTTGCGAACTTTTCATGGCAGTCGAACCCAGTTTTGAAAGTCTGGGCCCATTTTCCACAGTCCCATGAAAAGCGGGACACGTTGGCCGGTAGTAAAGATTGCAGAGCACAGATGGCTCCCATCATTGAGAGAACAGAAAAGCCCGACCGTTCTTCGCCATCACTAGAGGGAGCAAAGAAATTTTTACAACCGCACATATTGCACACAATATTTACAAATGCGCGGAGTTTCGCTCCCGGACTATTAAACAAATAGGCGACTAAGTCGCCCAAACCAACTAGTGCCAAAGCGCCAAGAGATATCTTACATACCGTCCCAAAAGAGAGACTATATTGAGGCGCCACACTGTAAATAAGACTATTAACTAATCCCAAACAAAGAAAAACTCCTAAAAGTAGCAATATGTACCTACCAACTTCTGCGGAGAAAAGATACGAAGGCAATTTGGCTTTAACAAGTTCTAAACACTCCATAATATAAACCTTGCCTTTCGTAAAGAAGTTGGCAATAGAAGCGTAACTACTGGAGAGCCAGGCTAACCCAGATTGTATATAATCAAGAATTTGAGAAATCTGAGTGCCTATTTGGCTGGCATGGAGCGTCGCATCCAGAAACTTCCAAGCGGAAGTAACAACGCAAACTCCAGCACCGTAGAGTGCACCGGATATAAATCCACGGTGTTCCGCAGTGTCTCCACCACCAGTGTATTTGGATTGTAGGGAAAGTAGAACATCACCCATATCAGCATCCTCCTTAAAATTGTAATCATTAGAGAGGATGCATTTAATTGCGATACACTTTTCAATGCTGTCGCCAGGCATGGTAGCTAACTCAGAGACCTTCTCCATGAACCCTAGATCTAGAGTGGGGGTTCGTGGAGAGGGGAAAAGGCCAGGACCATCAACCAGGCGCACATAAGTTCGGCGCTCGCAAATAGGTTTAGCTCTGATAGTCACTCTCTTAAGGAGAGCAACTATCACCGGGTGTTTAGGATGATGCAACACCGCACCATTAAAGGTGACCACAGGAATGGTCACGCGTGGAACAACCACCTTTACGGTGGTCGTAGTGCGGCGGGGGATTTCCCTCAGGGAAACCCCGCTTGCAACCACGCGCGCAGCTTGGTGCGCGCGCAATTGAGCCCGCAAAGTGCGAGCAAGTTCCCCATTACGCTGGGGCAGAGCGGGCAAGACCAACCCAAGAAAGGGCAGGTCTTCAACGGGAGTCTCAGAAAACTCCCTTTTTAAGGACCGCAGTGCGGCCCAAAAGCACTGAGGTGCCACCTCAGCAACAGTAGCAGGAGTCTCACCTGCAGAAAGGCCCTTCCCTTCAGACGGGAGGGCGGAAAGAGCAGAGAAAGGATTCGCCGAGATGGCAAATCCAAAATTTTTTGCCGCATTTCGTGCGGCCTTCTGTGCTGCTCGCACAGACTTCCAGGACAGGCCTCTTGTGGAGACCTTATAAGTTCGCCCCTTGTAGGAGCGATCGATTAAGCCCTCAGCATCGAGGGCAGCGGCCTTGGCGGCTCGCTTGGACTGACGAGCCCTAAAGGCTCGTTCCTGGGCCGCCTCAGCACGGCGGCAAAAGAGCCAGAAGTCAAAGGACTTCCGGTCCACGGTGGTAGTGGCGGGGTCCGCCACAAATTGGGTCCATAAAATGGACCGGTATTGGGCCATGACGCCCTTCAGCACGAGCCCCACCGGGAGCTCCCGGATCCTCACGGATCCGTCAGTACCTACCTCCTCGATGGGGTAGGTCTTGCAGCCTCGGCAGGCTGCGAAAGCAGAGTTCTTCCAGGACTCGGTGTCCTGGAAGGAGAGGGGGGAGAATCCGTAGATCTCCATGAAAAAGCAAACAAAAAAGAAATTAAGGAAATAAGAAAATCTTTTTGGTTTTTATTATATATAAGTAATCGAAATTACAAAATGAAAATATCGAAATATTAACAGAAAATATTGGGCGCTATCCCAATAATCGGAGCTAGGGCGCTATCCCTAGTTTCGTAGTGTGGGCGCTATCCCACACATCATAGAGCAAGAGAAGAAAGAAGTCATTTGAAAGCAAGAAAAGATTGTCGCTTAGAGAGAGAGAAAGAAGGGACAAGATTTAGTTTTGTTGCAGGGCTTCTGCTTCGCTTGAATCAA